TCTTCGTACATTTCAGATTCCATTTCAGTCTCGTATAAAGACTCTTTTACTAATTCACCGATTTCTTCTTTCATAGTAGAATGAAGTATTCCTTTTGCATTTTCAGAAATCACATCTTCTAAACTTTTCATTTGAAGTAGTGTTTCCTCTACAAGTGATTTTTTTTCTGCCATTTTTTAGTATTTTACTATATAAATATTTCTAATTATAGAAAAAGTTTATTTTAGGGTGTTGCACACCCAATTATTTTAATTAGATTATTAATAAATATTACCGCATACGAAAAAAGGAGACAATACGTCTCCTTTTATTTTAAATTTTTAGAATTACTTACACTTCCAACACCTCGTCAATTTTACTTTCAGATACTGAAGTGATTCTCCAATCTTGAGAAAATGTCTCGTATCGTTTTGTAACCTTAGCCTCAACATCGGTTACTGAATATCCACGAACTAACTTCTCTTCTCTAATTTTTTTAATCTTCCCTGTCTCAGGGTCTGGCAAATCATAAGTGATTTTTGCTACAAAGTACTTTTCATCCATAATTATTATTTTCCCAAATAATCGGATAATTTTCTCATTAAGTCAAGCGATTTGTTTCCTTCGCCAGGTTGTGCCCCTAATACTCTTTCTCTTTTCATTTTATTTTCCTCATCAAGATTTTCTTCGTAGTTATTTCTATCTTCAGGATTTAAGAAAAGATATGCACCGGGTGTAGATGGGGATGACACCAAATCAAAACAGATTAACTCAAAATCATCCTGAACTTCATTTTGGTCTCCTTTCTTAGCCAAAGAACCAACACCTCTTGATGATATACCTAACGTAACACCTTGTCTTAAATAATTTGCCGCCATATCACCCTTACAAGAAATAATTCCTCTTTCATGGAATCCTGGTGATGTTAATAATTTTAACTTACCCATTAGAATATTACCTTCCCACCATACTTCAGTTATCATATGAGAAACTCTATCCAAGTCAATCAATGATGATTCGGGGTGATTAAGTTCAGATAATGCAATACCTTTTAAAATTGCTTTCTTATAGTTTTCCGATTCTCTTTTTAATATTTTTTCAGGATAAATTCTTCCGTTTCTATTTGGAGTATTGTATTTTTGTAAAACTGCATAAAACTCAAATGGTTTAGAATAATCTAACATATTTTTAGATTCTTTTATTATTTGAGCATTATGTGATTCTGTTGGTGATATATAACCAGCGTCATATTCAACCAAGATACCTTTACCAATCTCATTTGGTGCCAATATTTTCATATTTTTATTTTATAATAAATATATTGTTTAAGGTATATTTCATTATTTGATTGAAATTGTTTCTTTTTTGGTTAAATAAAATTTGTAGGTTTCACTTTTTTTAAAATTTTTATTAATAATTCCATCTGTTATTTTTTTAATTTCAGTTTTAATTGTATTTGATTTAAAATCTAAATTTTCATTTTTTAAATAAAAAAAACATTCTAAATTTAAAAATGATTTTTTATTTAGTTGAATACCGCTAGACCTTAAGTCTAAATCAACAATAAATTTGTCATTAAAAATTGATGGATTAAGATAATCTAAAATAGTGTGTTTAATTTGTCTGGATAAATTACTTACAGACCTTGTTGGGTAATCAATTTCTACTTTTGGTTCAACCCATGTTTGGATATTTAAATAAATGGATTTTAATGTTTTTGAATCTACAGTTCCGTAATTTACTTTATAAGAACGATATCCCGCAAGTTTCGTACTTTTTCCTTTCTTCATACTTTTTCATTGTGTGTAGTTTATTTTTATAAAAAATACACAATAAATTTTGTCATGTCAAAGAATTTTAATATTTTTCAAGATATTTGTAATATATGATTATAGTAAACATAGACCAAAAAACCCCAATAGAGAAGGCACTTAAAATGTTAAAAAATAAGGTTATTAAAACCAAGCAAAATGATATTTTAAGAGAGAGAAAAGAATACACTAAAAAATCAGTAGTTTTAAGAACTCAAAAGAAGAAAGCAATTTATAAACAAAAATTTATAAATTCTCGTTAAGTGTTTTTAACTTAATTAAAGTCATTGAATCTACTTTTTCAGATTTAATTTTATCGATTGTTTGATTAATTTTAATTTTAGTTTCATCATCTGATTCAACTAACATTGTTTCTAATTTTTCAATAACCATTTCACTTAATACTTCAAATCTTTTATTAACCTCACTTTGAGGTAAAGTTAGATATTTTTTTACTTGAGATAACTCCGATTCATTTAATTCTGATAAATAATTTTTTAAATTACTGTTTGCAATCTCAACAATTTTTTCTATTGGTAAATTAACTATATTAGATTTAGATTCTTTTTTTGTTAAATTATTAATTATTGAATTTTTAGAATTAATTAAATTTTCAATAATTAAAGTATTTTTACCTATAACAACATCAATTTGTTTATATTGATTTTCACAAGTAATATTTTTTGTCCATTCATTAATTTGTGATATTGATTTTTTTGTTAATTGTATTTTACTAAATAAATCAATACATTCATTAACAAAATCCTCCGCAAATTTTTTGTCAAAACCTTTGTTTTTACTTAATTCATTATATATGTGATAAGCCTTACTTACATTAGGATTGTTTAATACTAATTTCTTAAACACTTTAATTTCTTCACTTAAAGTGTTATTTGAATAAGCCTTCTCTAATTTTTCTTCTATTTTTGATTTTAAAATTCCAAATTCCATACCAATATATTTTATAATAAATATTAGTTATTTAGTAGTTTATTCAAATGTACTTCCATTTCACCTAAATAATTTTTTCCTTTAGATAAATCAATAATTTCATCTTCAATTAAAAAATCATCACTCTCTAATAAAATATTATAATTTGAATCTTTTTTTGATTCAGGTGTTACTGACGCTTCTTCTCCCGCAGGTGGTGCTCCACCTGCTTCTTCTCCACCTGGTGGTGGTCCACCAATATCACCTCCTGAAGATGGTGGTGCTCCTAACCCTGCTGATTCTGAACCACTCATATCACCTGATTCACCTCCAGCAGTTGTACCTGATGTTGAGCCATATAATTTATCTATATTATCAAATATACCTGTTTTAACAATGATTGTTGATGTATTTTCAAGCTCTTTAGCGACCGCTTTCTCAATTCTTTGTTGTTGTATATCAAGTTTAATCTCTTCATCTGAAAATCCTAAAACATGTTTTTTAGCCCAAGAGTGTGATACAGGTGCAATACCATCTACTGCGGCGGTTGCGTCTTTATATAATAATATTTTTTCTTTCCAAACGTCAATCTTAAGTAAATCGGCTTGAGTTGATGGGTTAGTTAATGATAAGGTAAAATTAGATAATTCGTCTTCAAATCCTAATAAGAATAGGTGTATAATAGCGATTTTATTCATTTCTGCCAACATACTTTTTTGTATTCTATTAATTGTTCTCGCAAAACGAATATCCTGTAATGATAAATTTTTACCGTCACCTGTTACTTCTTCAAACCCTAAAAAAGCCTTTGGAACACGTAGTGCGGTTAATAGTTTTTTCTGAATATATTCAATATCGGCAATCTCAGATAAATTTTGAGCACCTGGTAATGTTTCAATTGGAGAGGCCTGAGCTGGGTCTCTTACAGGTATGAAATAATCTTGGTCTACCGCCATCTGATTAAAACGTAAATCTACGTTACCTGATTTATGGTCAACAACTTGGTCTCTTTTAAATTTATTGGCAACACGTTGTACGTATGGTTCAACATCCTTATCGTCCATATTACCAACAAAAACTTTAAATACTCTTCTTTCAGGTGCCCTTGATGTTCTATATATTAACATGGCATCTTCTGATAATAATAATTGTTTCCAAATTCTTCTTGCTTTTTCTAACATAGAGGTACCATAAGGTAACTTTCTATCGTCACCTAATAATCTAAAATGAGCAATTTCCCAAGTATTAAATTCTAAATCTCTATTTTTCCAATTAAATCTAAGTCCTTTTTGTTCTGATTCGTTATTATCTAAATTAGATTTACCCTTCATACTTTTTTCAATTCTTTCAATCTCAATGTTAGGTAACTGTAAACAACCTACAATTCCTTTTTCTGGGTCAAGTTTTAAATACACAAAATTATCGCCATATTTACACACATTTCTAGTCCACATTACTAAATTAGTATTAATATCTAACGAATTGTTAAACAAATCCGTCAAAACAGATTTAATACGTTTTGATTCAGAATATATTTGAAGTATATAACCATTTTGATTTGGTGTTGTTGATTCTTCAGCATAAATGTCTAAAGCTGCAGATATTTCATGTGTGTATTCCATACTTTCATAATCATAGTATGAAGCCAATCTAGTTGGTTCAAAATAAACACCTTGAGTATAAAGATTATTTTCTATCTTTGTCCACTGTTGAGCAAGATATACAGTTTGTTGTGCTTGTAATTTTTGTTTTTCAAACTCTTGCTTATTTGTAGTTTTAAGTAATTCTTTTTTATCATATCTGAATGTAGGATAGTCCTGATTCAATAATGAATTTGGTCCAAAAGTTTTTGATAACCTTTGCCATACTGTTAAATTTTGATTATTTTGTTCCATTTAATAAAGTTAATCTAATTGTTTTTTTTATAAATACTATCTTCTACCTCCAAATAACCACCCATAGTTTTCATAGTCTTTTTTTGATGGTTCATTGTTAAATCTTTGATTTCCCATCATTGGTCCTGAGGGTACTACTGGATTAAATGTTATTGATTTTGAAGATTCTTCGTTGTTATTTACTTGCCATGAATTTAACATTGCTTTTGTTTGTTCTGTTACTTTTTGTAATTGATTAAAGGAATTTTCACCGACATAAGTAGCCATGGCAATACCCATAATCAAATCATCGTGATGTCCTTTTTGATGGTCTGGTCTACCATTAATATA